GTCGCAAGTTGCATTTTCGAAATGAATTCTTCGGTGGCTTTGACTTGTGCATTTGTAGCACCTGCCGCCTTTTCCAAAGTCTGGGCTAGGCGTGATTGTGCCTGCTCATCTTCTATTGCAGCTTTAACGCCATCTACGCCTAACTTAACCGCGTAGGCGGCAGCGGCAGCCGCAGCCGCAGCAAATGCAGCTTTAGCAGCTGCGCCAAATTTAGCGACGCCTTTTTCAAATGTACCTAGTTCCGCTTCGGCTTGATTTGTTCCTTGCTTTAAACCCGTTAAATCTGCGTCGAACGTAACCTTGACTTTTGGAATTGTTGCCATTAATCCACCTTATTCGACTTTATAACATCTTGTAACATTTGAGCATATTCACGCGCTACGACTGGAGCGTAATAATCAACCGCCGGATTAATCCAATAACCTGAACGATTACGACCGACTTTGAATCGATTTGTAAATGCTCGACCGATTGAATCGACGCCTTTACGTGATCCGTATTCTGTTCCCCAAAGTAACGCGCCCGCTGGAGCTTTTATTTGCTTTTTTGTTGCCCGGCTTTGATAAGGACGACCGACTTTTTTAGAACCGCCGACATCAACGCGTACTAATCTGTCGCGTTTTGGAACGATTGCGCTTACTAATAACTTTGTTTGTGGAGCAGGTGCGGCGAGTGCAAATTGCTGTAATTGTCCGGCTAAACGTGCGGATAATGGCAAAGCAGCAGCGCGGACTTTATCCGATTGCTCTTTATCCAACGAACGAAGGACGGAAATCAAATCCTTGAATTCTTTTGGATCGACGGTAATCGGAAACTTGCCCTGTGCGCTGCCGCCTAAACCTGCCACCGTTACCCCTTTGCTCCTTGCTCTAATATTTCGTATATTGTAAGGATAACTTCGTAGGAATCGATTGATTCCACGCTAATACCGGACGCTATTGCTAGTTCGTAGCGGATTCGTTCAAGGCTTCCGGCTGGGTAGCTTTTGGGTCTTCGTAATCACCGACTTCGACATTTTCAACCGTTAACTCCCATACGTCGTAAGGTTTTGTCGGTTTGCCTGCTGCCGCTCGAATGTAAGCGCAGTGCGCCAGGAAAAGAAAATCGGTCTGTTGGAACGATTCAATTCCTTTGATTGCATAAACGCTTTTCCCTGTTTTGCGTTCCCATTTACTCCACTCAGGCAAAGCCGCCAAATACTCAGCGGCTTCGCCATTTGTGTAAGTTACCTTCATATTTAGTTTTATCATTTTGTGCGCTCCTGATTGTTATTTTTTAGCTGAAGGTTTCGCTAGGTGTTCCGACTACTGTGAAGGTCAGCGAAACGGTTTGTGCGCCTGGTGCTGCGCCACCGATTGATGGGACTTCAGGTAGTACGTTGAAAGTGAACACCGCGCCTGTTGCGGCGGTAAGTGAACACGCTAGCGTGGTATTTGGAGCTGATTCCCAAGCAGTCCAAAGCGCCTCGCATAGCGAGCCACTCGCGCCCCAGTCGGAAAGCATTTCAAGCGCAAATGACCATTGATCATCGATGTGCTTGTAAGCCTTACCGTCTAAAGTCTGATAGGTGTCGATTGTTGCTGTGTTTGAAAGAATTGCGCTAGTCGCTTGAGCGTCGTAGCTAGTGGTCGCGATCGTCAAAGTCAGATCGCGTCCTGTAATGACGGTCGTCGGCACGGTTGTCTCCTTAGTTGGTTTGTGTGTAACGTGTTGATAATTGAATTTCAGCCACTAAAGACGAGCCATTACCGACTGTTCGCGGTCCGACCGAATTTACTGACCCAAGTTCATACCCTGACGGGATAACCGCCAGAATGCTAATAACCACCTGCTCCAAGTTATCAAGTGCAGCTGCATTGTCGGCGTTTTGTACGCCGCAAGCAATAACAAAATTTAATTTTATCTTTGTCTGTGTTTTGCCAATTAAATCGATTTCCATATAAGGATCATCGGGAATTACTGCAACAAAAGGATTCGGCGGAAACTCCGGAAAATGGTCAAAGATATTCGCTGTAACACCTGCAAAGGCAGTCGCTAGCGGCTGACGGACGCTCGAAAGGATTGTGCTGGCAGGCATTAGTTGACCATAGTTTCGACATCGATATACGGAGCAAGTAAGCCAGTAACTCGTTGGAGCAATCCGCGTGATAAACGATATGGCTGGACTTGAAAATCTGCTCCATCAATAACACCGCCTACCGCTGTTCGTGATTGGTAAATTTCAGTAGATACCGCAAGTACCGCGTTTTCAACCGCTGGCGTGCTTGCGTAAAGTGATTCGGCGTTATACCCGGATAGATACGCCTTGCCTGCCGGAATGATTGCGCGCTTTTCAACGTCTGCATTTGTAATAGCGACGGTAAAGACGGTAGGCAGTAATTTATCGTCGGTAATAGTGAACGTGCCAGCGAAAGGAGCAGGCACGCCACTAATTACGACGGATTGTCCTTCGACAAAGTAATGCTCGCGGATTGTGTGGAAATACCCCACGTTATCCACTAATTCGTAAGCATTAATTCCTGAAGTGTTAGCGACTAACATTGGCAGGATTACCGCCTCAGCTGTGTCGATGTAACTTTCTAAAGTTGCGTCTGATACAAGGGCAGAACTAACGCCAAGCACCGAACGCAGTTGGCTTGCGGTAACGATATTTGGCATTAGTCTGTCCTTTCTGCTGGGCTTGCTCAGGAGCGGACAAGCCCATGACTGTTAATAAAGCGAATTACGCCTTATTGTTTTTAAATGCGCCCGCTGCAATCTTTGTTGCTATTGCTCCGTAGCCATAGAACATCAAAGAAATTTGACCAGACGCGATTACGTCTGCGCGTAGCTGATAAGTTGATCCTTCATACCAGGTATAAGCGTCCGGATTAACCATGATTAAGGTTCCGTCTGCGTCGCCTGAATTAAGTGATGGATCAACGTAGAAATCAAGTCCTGCAACGTTTCCACGAAGTGAAGTTGCGCTAACTGCGCCGCCTGCGTTCATTGGATTCTGCGCCATGTAAATCGGACGACCTGAATCGTTCAAAGTCATGATATTGCCCCATTGTCCTGTGCCACCAATTAACTTAGTAGCGTAAGGAACTGGAAGACCCTTTGTAGCATTGAATACTGAAGCTGCGCCACGTGAAACGAAACCAAGCAATTCTGTTGCAGTTGGGTAAGTTGTAGTGGTTGTGCTATCAGCGGTTGCACCTGAAACCAACGCTGCTGAAACTGCCGCGTTTGTTGCTGCTGCATATTGTGCAGCAAGGTTACGGACTAATTCATCGTAGAACATTGGTGAAGTGCGATCCATAAGCTCGACTGAAAATGTCTGTTGACCTGCATACTTCTTTACGTTCACGGTTACGAACGCAGCTGCCTGATCTGTTTCAGATGGTGTACCAGCTTCGCTTGTTTCTGCGACTGTTGGAAGTGTGGTGATCTTTGGAATTTCAAAGGTCATACCAGCGTCAGGCAAAGTGCCGCGTGAAATCGCGTCAATTGATGGACGAATGGTAGTTGCAAGACCATTGATAACGGTTGCTAATTGGCGTGTAGGTACTAAACCTGCGTTATCTGTGGTATCTGCCGCAGCTGCTACGTACTGACGAGCATTGTCGTCGCCTAGTGCTGCTTTGATTGTGTTTTCTAGGTATTTGCCTGGAGTGAACTCTAGGCGTGGCTTTGCGTAAGCAACGCCAGCTGTTGCGTTAACTGCTGCCGCTGTTACTGCGTGCGCTGCTTCTACCGAAACTTCGGTAGATACTGAATCGGTAGATTCGGACACGGTTTCTTCCTTTTCTGTTGGTGGTGTATCTGCTTCCGGTGTTGAAGCAGAATCTTCTTCATCTTCGCTTGCTGCGACTTCGCTAACGCGTGCTGAACGAATTGCAGGCTCGCTAACTAGCGCGACGCCTGTTAATTCGCCAGCGGTAACGCGCATGACGCCGGACTTCTTGTCGATTTTATAATCGCTGACTGCAAATTCAACGGATAAGCCATCGCGTAAACCTTCGCTTGCTTCGATTAGCGCGTCTGTTCCGGCTGTCGTGTTAACAATCTTAAAACTTGCATTAATGCTCATTCCGTCAGGTGCTAAGGACATTTCCATAGTCTTACCAATTCGACGGGTGCGATCGTGTTCAAGATTTAAAATGACCGGCTTTGGTTCGACTGAACCTTTAGCAAATACGACTTTTCCAGTCGAAGCATTTGCAGGCTCTTCAAATGCGACAATGCGTCCGGTAATTGTGCGCTCTGTCGAATCGGCAGCGGTGATATTAAGCGGTAGGTTGAGCTTCACTTATCAAGTCCTCTTCTTCGCGGATTTCATCGACGCTCATCGCGCCAATTCGATTTAGTATTTCGTACACTTGCGCGCGCT